GGAACCAGTCTCAATGGTGCCTCATTAAAAACAGAAGCGCAAGCCGAGATTGATAAGCTAGAACAAGAATTAATCAACTACGTTGACGGCAGCGATCCAATTAGTTTTATCATTGGTTAATTGACTAAAACACTTAAATTTATTATAATATAAAAATGTTAGTAGGATTAGTAGGACTTATCGGGTCTGGCAAAGGCACTGTAGGGGACATGCTCGTCAGTGAAGGATTTGAGCATGAAAGTTTTGCTGTATCTCTTAAGGATGCTACAGCCAGTATTTTTAACTGGGATAGAACATTGCTAGAAGGCGCTACGCCTGCTAGCAGAGCCTGGCGAGAACAGGTTGATCCATGGTGGGAACAACGATTGGGCATCCCAAACTTTACACCCAGACTCGCACTTCAATTACTGGGCACTGATGTTTTCCGCAACCATTTCCACGCTGATATTTGGATACTAAGCATGGAGTCTAGGCTAAAAGATTCTACTAATAACACAGTTGTTACAGACGCAAGATTTCCTAACGAGACAGCCATGGTGCGTAGGCTCGGCGGCAAAATAGTTCATGTTAAGCGTGGTACTGATCCCGAATGGTGGGATGTGGCTAAGTATGAACCGGATAGGATGCCAAACTTGTATCCTGAAATTCATGCTAGCGAATATAGCTGGGCCAGTGTCACACCAGATTATATGATTGTAAATGACGGTACCATAGAAGATCTACAGTCCACAGTTAAAGATCTTCTTCAAGATCTCCTTGCGTCCAACCAGTGATAGACAATTCATAATTACAGTTTAAACACACCGTCTTTAAATTCTTATTGGCAATGTGTTGTCTGTTTCGATCAATCTCAAAAACCACAAGCTGGTCTATTACTGTTGGTTTAAATCCACAGTGTTCGCAGACATTCTTTTTTTTGTATCCAGCTAGCTGCCACCTAGCAGTCTTAGGTTGACGAAGTTTTTTATTTGCCCTAGCGCAGGTTTCGCAGAGTTTCCTGTAATAAATTTTGCCATCTCTGTGATAGTTAACAGCACGTGGCATTTTTTGGCATTGTATACATGTTTTCCTCATGGTAAAATATTTACCGTAAAACCACGAACCTTTAAAGGGACCGTGTTAAAATACCATAAATTTAATAGATTTTATAAATATACTAAACGATATATCGTTAAGAATAGGATGAATAAACATGGCACTAGTATCCCCAGGTGTAGAAGTTACAGTGATTGATGAGAGCAACTATGTTCCAAATGCTCCCGGTACTGTAGCAAGTATTATTATCGCCACAGCACAAGACAAGATTGCAGGATCAGGGTCCGGTACTGCTGTAGGTACAACAGCAGCAAACGCTGGAAAAACATATTTAATTGGAAGTCAAAGAGAACTTGTAACTACATTTGGTAATCCATTGTTTTATCAAACAGCCAATGGAACACCAATTCATGGTTATGAAATTAATGAATATGGACTTATGGCAGCATATAGCCTACTAGGAACAAGTAACCGTGCGTATATTACAAGAGCAAATCTTGATCTAAGTCAGCTGGTAAGCTCAACTAGTAGACCGCTTGGTAATGCTACCAATGCTACAATTTGGCTAGATGCCGGCGCTGACACACGCTGGGGTATTTTTGAATGGAATAGTACCAGTGGATCATTTACAAATAAGATCCCAACAGTGATTACAAGCACAAGCGACCTAGACTCTGGAGTTCCGTTAACTAGTATTGGGGCAATTGGTGATTATGCAGTGGTAGCCACTAACGTTGCTAATCCTGTTTATTATAAAAATCGCAGCAATGCATGGGTACTAGTTGGTAGTTCAAGTTGGCAGATTGCTTGGCCAACTATTGCCGGAACAACAGCAAGCCCCACATTAACAAATGGAAATAGCATTGTTATTAACGGTACAACAGTTACACTTGTTGGAACAACAGTAACTGCGTTAGCCAATGATATTAACAATGAAAGTATCACAGGTGTAACTGCCGCTGTAGTAAACAACAAGCTTGAAATTTATGCTACAAGTTCTGCTGCCAGCGATGGTTCAACCACTGATGGTAAGATTACACTTGCTAATGGCAGTGGAACAATATTGACAGCAGCAGGATTGACTGCCGGTACATATGCTCGCCCATTGATTCAACAGAGCCCACACTACACTGTTCCAGAATGGAAGAGTTCAGACACAACTCCTCGTCCAAGTGGCAGTGTTTGGGTTAAGACCACTGCTAGTAACCTAGGTGCCCTATTTGATTTAACCGTATATAGTTCAAGTACAGCTCAGTTTGAAGACAAATCTGCGCCACTCTATGAAAATGACCAAACCGCTAACAAGAATCTAGATTCAACTGGCGGTAAAGTTATTACCACTGGGTCATACTACGTGCAATTTGACGTAAGCGAAAATGACACAGTTACCTACAAGTTATTTAAAAGATATGCCCAAGGTACCATGGATGTTATTGGTACGGTAAACAGTGCAACTCCAATCACCGCCGGCGAGGCATTTACAATTAGTGCTAGCTCAGCAAACAGTACAGCACTATCGGCCGCGGTAACTGTAACAACTAGTGGCACAACAATTGCAAGTCTAGCCAGTGACATCAATGCTGCTAACGTAGCAAGTGTAACTGCTAGCGTTACCTCGGATGGATATCTAAAGATTTCACACGCACTAGGCGGCGTGGTTATTCTCAAAGACACCAGTGGAACTCCGGTTGCGGATGCTGGAATTAGTACCAGCATTACCACAGGTCAAGTTCGCTCAGGTAATAGCAGTGACCTAATCCTCAGCAACTGGGTTGCTCCTACTTATACAGCAAGCTCTACTGCTCCAAGCAGTAATCCAGCAGACGAAACATATTGGTATCACGGAGGCACAGATGCCGACATCATGGTCAGTGATGGCAGCAGCTGGCGCGGATATCAAAATGTTTCCAATGATGCTCGTGGTTTTAATCTAGGCAATACAGATCCAGCCGGTGTAATTTTCAGCGCCAATGAACCAACAACACAAAGTGATGAAAGTGCTCTTGTAGTTGGTGATCTATGGATTGATACCAGTGATTTAGAAAATTATCCAATGCTTTATCGTTATGAAACAGTCAGCGGCGAAAATCGTTGGGTATTAATTGATAAAACAGATCAAACCACAGAAGATGGTATATTGTTTGCAGATGCTCGCTTTATGGGCGACACTACAACAGATGTTGTAACTGGTACATTAACAACAACAGCTGATCTACTAACCAGTGACACAGTTGATATTGATGCCCCAGACGCAAGTCTTTATCCAAGAGGCATGCTGTTATTCAACACACGTCGCAGTAGTTACAATGTTAAGAAGTTCCGCAGCAACTACTTTAGTCGCACTAACTTCAGTGATACTACTCTTTATCCATCACTGCCCACAGAAAAGGATGCTTGGGTTTCAGCGAGTGGTAACAAAGATAATGGTTCTCCATATATGGGTCGTAAGGCAGTACGTAAAATTGTTGTTGCTGCTCTACAGTCTGCTATTGACAGCAGCGAGGCACTAAGAGAAGATGCCCGCACATTTAATGTTATCGCTGCTCCTGGATATCCAGAACTAATCTCTAACATGGTAAGCCTAAACAATGATCGTAGAGGCACAGCCTTTGTAGTTGGCGATACCAGTATGCGACTTGAAGCAACCAGCACAGCAATTTCTAATTGGGCAACCAATGCTAATGGTGCTACAGTAAACGGTGAAGATGGTCTAGTAACCAGCGATCCATATATGGCGGTGTTCTATGCCGCGGGTCAAACCAATGATCTAAGCGGTAACACGATTGTTGTTCCAGCAAGTCATATGATATTACGAACAATTACCCGAAGCGATGATCAAAGTTTTCCATGGTTCGCACCAGCTGGTACACGCAGGGGTCTAGTCGACAATGTCAACGCCATTGGTTACATTAATTCAGCTACCGGTGAATTTATTGTTGATAACGTTAGAGAAAGCCTAAGAGATACACTTTATGAAAATAAAGTAAACCCAATTACTTTCTTCAATGGTGTTGGTGTTATGAACTATGGTAACAAAACACGCGCAGCAGGAACAAGTGCATTGGATCGTATCAACGTAGCAAGACTTGTTGCGTATCTTCGTAAATCATTACAGGATCTTGCAGTTGGATTTGTATTTGAACCCAACGATAAGATTACAAGAGATGAACTTAAACAACAAGTTGAACAATTGATGAATGATATTTCGGCAAAACGCGGTATCTATGATTACTTGGTAGTGTGCGACGAATCAAATAACACACCAACAAGAATTGATCGTAATGAACTTTACGTAGATATTGCTATCGAACCCGTAAAAGCAGCTGAATTCATTTATATTCCGATCAGACTTAAGAATACAGGAGAGATTGGAGCAGGTAACGTAGCAGCCTCTAACGCTGTTTAATGTTACAAGATGCAGGAAAAAAGATAGGGGGATCCAAAAGACCCCCTATTTTTTATTACCATGTTATGATAAATATTATTATAAATTAGGAGGCAGACCCATATGTCAGTTTCATCGCTATTAAAATTTACTGTACCACTAGACAGTGATCAGTCATCAAATACACAGGGCTTGTTGATGCCCAAGCTCAAGTATCGCTTCCGTGCGACATTTGAAAACTTTGGTGTTAGTACTCCTCGCACAGAACTAACCAAGCAGGTGGTAGATTTTAAAAGACCAGTTTTTTCACAAGAACCGGTACCCTTAGATCTTTACAACTCAAAGGCTTATATTGGTGGTAAACATACATGGGGGGATATTACATGCACATTACGTGATGACGTTAATGGCGCTGTAAGTAGATTAGTCGGCGAACAAGTACAAAAGCAGATTGACATGTTGGAACAAGCTAGTGCCAGCGCCGGCATTGACTATAAATTTATTACACGCTTAGAAATACTCGACGGTGGTAATGGTGCTAGTGCTCCAAACGTATTAGAAACCTGGGAAATGTATGGCTGTTTCTTAACCAACGTTGATTATGGTGATGTAAACTATGGTAGCAATGACCCAATGACAATTGCTCTCACAATTAGACCAGACAACTGCGTACAGACTCCAATCGGTGTAGGCATCGGAGCACCAGTAGCAAGAGCACTGGGCACAGTAGTAACAGGCTAATAATAAATCTAATTATAAAAACAACTAACCCTTTAGTTTTAACACTAAGGGGTTTTTTGTTATATAGGCATATAATTTTTATAATAAATACTACAAAAGGGGTGCTCGTTTGGCAAGTGCAAATAACGTTTTAAAAGCTTTACAAAAAGGTGATCAGATTCGTGACTTTGCTCACGCTGCCAGACTATTTGTTGATAATAATTTTGCGCTACAACCACGTTACAGTTGCCTGTTCCATGTTGTTTTCAATCTGACACCACAAGCAGCGGCTGCTTTTACCAACGTTGACCAACTTGAAATAAACATGTTGGTAAAAAGTGCAAGCCTTCCAAGTTATACCTTTGATGTGCAAACACACAATCAATACAATAGACAAGTACACAGTCAACACAAAATTGGCTATGATCCTATTAGCATTGAATTCCACGATGATCAAAGCGATCTTGTGAGAAGTTTTCTCTATACCTATGCTAATTTTTACTATGCTGATAGCAAGTATCCTCTGGGAGGCCGCAGTTACAATACCAATGACAGATATGGTGGATATACCGGTGAAGAATGGGGTTACAGCAAAGGAAATCAAAGATTTTTTAAGGACATTCGTATCTATTCAATGCTGCAAAAGAGATTTGCTGAATATACCTTAATTAATCCAATGATAAAAAGCATGGGACATGATTCACACGCTTACAGTGATACCAATAAAATGATGACCCATAAAATGCAGATTGTATATGAAACTGCAAAGTATGCCACAGGATTTGTAAATAATATTTCACCACGTGGCTTTGGCGACATACACTATGACCATACACCCAGTCCACTAGGAGTTACCGCAGCAGGTATTGGAAACAGCATTTTCTTCCGCGGCGGATTAGTTGATGCTGCTAACAGCATTGCTGGAGACCTCGCCGCCGGCAATATTCTTGGAGGGCTAATTAAAGGTGCTGCGATCTTTAATGAGGCAAAAGATATAAATCTAAAACAAGTACTTACAAAAGATCTAGAGAGGGCCGCCGGCACAGTGTTAAGAGGCGGCAATCCTCTTCCTGATGTGGTATTGCCAACAATACTAGGAGGGAACGGTCAATTAAACACACAAATCCCTGGACTAGGGGGTGTTCGAACAGGCGCCGGCGCGCCGGTTGATAGAACTTATGCTACCCCAGGTATTAATCCTACGCCAATAGTACGAAGCAATGGTAATAGTATTTTAAATACACAATTTAATCAACCACAAAGTTTCATAAGTCAGATTTTGAAAATTGGTAATACATCCATAAATCCACGTCAATCTTCCAGTCCGGCGTCGCCTAACCACATTAATAATATAGCCTGGATCAATCCAGACACAAATAATAATATTAATGCTAAAACTCAGAGGCGAGACGAAATTAACAATAGAATCACTGTTTTAAATCAACAACTGAGGGCGG